TGGTGCTCTTCCCTGTTGTGTATGGAGAAACTGTCGGCGGTGGCAGCCGCCCTAACTAAGAGGTAGTGCTATGAGCAATGATCGCATGACCAATGTCCCGGACTTCCTGGGTGAATTGGATGCTGGCGTGTTCATGAACAAAATCGCCGGGGCGCTCAATACCGCCGCGCTGGGCGTTCTGAACAACGGTAGCAAAGGCAAAGTTGTGCTCACTTTCGACATCGACCGCATGGGTAATTCGATCGAAGAAAAGCGAGTAATGATCAAACACAAGCTGCAGTACGTCACCCCCACCCCACGCGGCAAAGTTTCCGAAGAAGACACGACAGAAACGCCGATGTTCGTGAACCGCGGCGGTAAGCTGACCATCCTGCAGGAAGACCAGGGCAACTTGTTTACTCTGGGCGGGGATCCGGATGCAAAGCTGCGAGCGGCTCAGTAGGCCGCGATTAACGTGCTTTTAGTTTAACTGTATTCATCTTTAAGGAAATTTTATGTCCCAGCAATTAGACAGCAGCGCAATTAACCAAATTAAAGACCTGGTGCTTTCAGGCTACCACCTGAATGACATTCACGGTCTGGCCTGCCCGACGACTATTCTGCCGGAAGGTACCACCGTCGCGAGCCTTGAGCGTTTCGCACTGGAGCGTTACCGCTTCCGCGGCGCTATGGACACAACCAGCATTGACGATTTCGTTCGCTATTCCGTTGGTTATGCCCAGGAAGACGAAAAAGCCCGTTGCTTCATCGATGCAGATAACATGCTGGCGCGCTCTATCTTCAACATCGGTACGCTGGATAACCCAGGCCACGCTGATAATGTCGCTTCGATCAAACTGAAGAAAACCGCACCGTTCCGCGCGCTGCTGTCGATCAACGGCGATCACCTCAATCAGAAGCAAATTGCCGAATGGCTAGAAGACTGGAGCGATTACCTTATTGCCTTCGATGCCGACGGCAACACGATGAAAATCGCCCAGGCAGCACAGGCAGTTCGCCGCGTCACCATTCAGCAAACTAACGCCTCCGATCATGAGGATGGTGATTTCAGTGGCAAAAAATCGTTGATGCAGAGTATCGAAGCCAGCAGTAAAGACGTGATGCCGGTAGCGTTCGAGTTCAAATGTGTGCCGTATGAAGGACTAGGCGAACGTGCATTCAGCCTGCGCAATAGTCTGCTGAAAAGTTCTGACCCGGTATTCGTCCTGCGTATCGTCCAGCTGGAAGCCCAAGAAGAAGCTATCGCTAATGAGTTCCGCGATCTGCTGACTGGTAAGTTCGACGGCAAGCCAGTGGAAACCTTTATCGGCAACTTCAAAGCCTGATTGCTCTCCATTAAATCCCCGGCACCGCGGGGATTTATTAAAGCGTAATCCTGCAATTAATCGCCACCTGGCGAGGGATTTCTACACCCAAAATTCAGCGCTGTGCAGAGCGCTATTAAACGGAGAAATACGATGAGCTTTATTCAAACACTGTCTGGCAAGCACTTTAACTATAACGATATTCAAGAGGACGCTATCGTCATTGAGGACATTGCAACAGCCCTCTCGCACATCTGCCGCTTTGCCGGCCATCTGCCGGAATTCTACAGCGTCGGGCAGCATAGCGTTCTGGTTAGCCACCTTGTGCCGCAGGAGTTCGCACTCGAGGCTTTACTGCATGACGCGGCAGAGACTTATATGCAAGACATCCCTGCACCACTCAAGCGATTGCTGCCCGACTATCAGGTGATAGAAGCACGTGTTGATGCGGCGATCCGCAAAAAGTATGGTCTGCCGGCGGAGCAGCACCCTACCGTTAAATATGCCGACTTAGTCATGCTGGCCAGCGAACGCCGTGATTTCGAGATCGACGACGGCACTCACTGGCCTATGCTCGACGGAATTATTCCCACCGACCAATTCGTTATCAATCCCGTTCGCCCAGGTCAGTCCTATGGGATGTTCATGAACCGCTTCCACCAGCTGATGGAGCGGCGCTAATGGCACACGTAAAAGTAAAAGACCTCGTTGCGGCAGCTCATGCCGCATCACAGGGTTTGCCACCAGCAGAGGCAAAACTGATGCGTGATATCGCTACCCGTCTGGATGTGACTTATGTCGCGCTGACTGAATCGATGGATATCAATACCGCGCTGTCCGCCGATATTGCCAAGCTTCGCGAGGTTAGCAATGGCTGATATCACCCGACTGTTAACCAGCCTCAAGCGCCGCTCAGCCCACGCAAAAGAGTTTGGCCACGATGTTCTGTTTTTAAAGTTAGAAGATATTGGCGCGCTGGTAGAAGCGTTGGAGACAAAAGAAGATCAGCGCGCGAACTGGTTCCAGATGGCACAGAAATTAGGTGAAGACTTGGATGCGGCAGAGAAGCGAAACGCCGAGCAGGAGTCCCGCACCGTGAAGCTGCCTAAGCGCTCTGTTGGCGAAGTTATGCATATGAGCGGATTCAGCCGGGATTATGCCGAGGGATGGTGTGCCGGTAATGACAACGCCATTCATGAAATTCAGCAATTGGGCATAGCCGTTGAAAATAACGGATGTTGGCATTCTTCCGTTTTTTGGGATGTATCAGGCAAACGCTGCACACTATGTGATGTAGCAATGATTTCAGCACCACCAAAACAGGAAAATCTCTAAAGTGAACCATTTAATGATCGACCTCGAAACTATGGGCAATAAGTCTGCTGCACCAATCGTCGCGATCGGCGCTGTATTCTTCGACCCGAAAAGCAGTGAGCTTGGCGCCGAGTTTTATGTAGCCGTAAATCTAAATAGCTCCATGGATCAGGGGGCAATCCCTGACGGTGATACTATCCTGTGGTGGTTAAAACAATCATCAGAGGCCCGAGCAGCTATTTGTACCGACGATACCAGAAGCATCACATTTGCTCTCTCCGAGTTGAGCTCATTTATCAGTCGTAACGCTGAAAACCCACGTTATATGAAAGTCTGGGGTAATGGTGCCAACTTCGACAATGTGATTTTACGCTCAGCCTACGACCGCGCCGGCCAAACCTGCCCATGGCAATTCTGGAACGACAGCGACGTGCGCACCATGGTGTTGCTAGGTAAACAGCTAGGTTTCGACCCTAAACGTAATATGCCTTTTGATGGTGTAGCCCACAACGCACTGGCCGACGCCCGCCACCAGGCAAAATACGTGTCCGCAATCTGGCAGAAGCTTATTCCAACCATCGGCACCGAAGAATAATTCTAACGCCCGGGTGCAGCCGGGCTGTATGGAGATCCTGTCATGGCAAAACTGATGAAGGCGAGTCAATGGGGCAAACGTGAATTTGCTAAAGACTCTATTCCGGATAACCGAACTATTAAACGTTGGGTTGAAAATGGGTTACTCACTGGGAAGATCGTCGACGGATCTGTTTTCGTCTTCGAGTCTGAAAAATGGGGAGTCGACTCAATGGTTAATCATACGGTTCGACAGCTAATAAATGAAGGTTGACCATGGCAGCTAGACCAAGAAAAAGAGAATATCGCCACCTTCCAGAATATCTTTTATTTGATAAAGATCGCGGTGTTTATAAATTTACATTAATAACAGGAAAGAAAAAAAACCTTGGTAAAGATCGAGCTATGGCGATCGCTGTAGCTCGCGAATATAACCTAAGAATGAGACCATTAAACGCACCATCTGTTGATGTATTAATTAGGGAATCAGGTGGTATCGCTGGTGAGGCCAAACCATTTGCTGAATATGTAGATCATATTATGAACCGAGCAATTGAGAATGAGCGGCCATCACAAAATACCCTCGACGATTGGAATAATGATGCCATTCGTGTGAAAGAATTTTTTATCAATATTCCCGCTTGCGATATTGAACTGGAGCATGTAAACGCCTACATAAACCATTATCATGCTGAAGCTTCAGCAAACGTACAGAATAGGAAAGTCAGCTTCCTTAAAAAACTTTTCTCCTATGCGGTCGATGAATCATTAATGTTTGATAACCCGGCCACACGTAAAAAGATGCGCAGGACTGAGGAGAAGAAACGGCAGCGCCTGTCACTCGAACACTTTAAAGCCATCAGACGCGCCGCCGAACCATGGCTACGTACTGCGATGGATTTAGCATTGCAGACGACGCATGCGCGCCTTGAGGTGTCACGAATCCGATATTCAATCAGTGAGCCAAAAGATGGCGTCTGCGGGTGCGTATGGCTTGCACAGCCGGAAAACGGGATTTATGGCACGCTGTACATCCACCGCCAGAAAGTACAGAAGAAAGAGGCCTCGCATGTCGCAATCCCGATCGGTGAGGAGTTGAAGCGGATTATTGACGAAAGCCGTGATAACGTGGCCAGCCCATTTATCGTTCACCGGATTCCAGATAGACAGGTTAAACGTAGTAAAGAGGTTTCACATCCGACACAGATTGCGCCGGATTATCTGAGCCGGTCCTTTTCCGCAGTGCGCGACAAACTAGGTTTATGCGACAAACTGGCAATGGACGAAAGACCAACCTTTCACGAGATTCGAGCGCTAGCCGCCCATCTTTTCGATCAGCAGGGTATCGATCCGCAAGGACGTATGGCGCACAGTGATGCAAAGTCGACCAAGATTTACACGCAAAACCATATCGATTGGGTACTCGTTCCTCATAGCGAAATATTATATAATAAAGTGTGAATAGCTTTTTTTTCCAGTATACTATGTCGTTAGCTCGGGTTAATAAAATTTAAAAGGTAAGAGATGAAAACATTTGAATTGCTAAATAAAGGTGACAAGAAGATTGTCGATATTTATAAAGATGCTCATAAGATGTGGGGGAAAATACTTTCTAAAGATTTAAATATAACCCAACTATCTGATGCTCTTGGCAACGCCCAAACATCCTTTGAGTTTGAACTAAAAAAATATGGTCTAGATCGATGGGAAGGACAAGAAGTATTTGTTATTTCAGGGCTAACTTACTATACAAATGAAAATGAACAAAAAAATAAATTTGCAAGCCAAATTAGTCTAGCTTTTGAAATGAGTTGGTGCAGTATCGAGGTGAAGAGTCTTGCAAAAAGACTATCCAAGGCTTTGTATATAGGAGAGTTTTAAATGAGCTTTCCGCATCCATACAATTTCGAACAATACGTTTTATGGCATAATCAAGAGGTTGAGCCAGGTTCTGATATTATTACTGAAATCAATTCAATAATGGAAGCATTGAAACAAAACAGAGATAGATTTGAAAAACTTGCACAGTTATTAGAAAACCTGAACGCTGTGTTGTTACGAGCCAAACAAACTGCTGATGAGGATGTATCTTCATATAAATGCGAAATACAACTAACCACTCAGCTATCACCAGATCAATACAATAGTATTTTTAAATCGCCAGAGTCAATAATTGATAAACTATGGCGAAAAAATAAAGACACTACTGACTTTACAACATCGCAAAATATAAAGAGAAATATCAAGGACTTAGCCAGAAGCTCTATCATTATGAGCACGCACAACTTTGCAAATGACTTCAGTAAAGCATTGCCAAATTGGAGGCAAAAATTTGAATTAAATAACATTCCGTTAGATGACTTTGCAAACATAACTGAAATAAAAGTCGAGCAAGAAGCAAAAATGGCAAGTGGATATTTTGCTTATCACGCTGATGTAATTTATGACGACGGAATTCATGTAGAGATTCAAATCTATTCACAATTAAATGAGGTTTGGAGAGGTTTATCTCATAAGTTATATGAAAAAACTCGACTGCATCAAGATGTAGAATATGGGCATGGCACTAGTGCCTCAAGACTCGTATCTTTGGGCCATCTTCTGCATTTAGCTGAGTGTGAGGCTGAGCGATTGCAAAGTGACCTCGAATAACAAAACAATTATGTTAGTTTCCCATAGCTATGAGCTAATACTTGGGGAGAAACCCCATCTAAATCATTGATGTATATAGTGCAAATTTTGATGAAAAAGCACTGTTTGTTTATACAGGCAAACATCCCTCTCCACCAGCAATGGCGCGGCTTTCAGCGTTTTGAAAGCGGTGTCATGGGGTGTCGGGGGTCGGAGGTTCAAATCCTCTCGTGCCGACCAAAAA